ATATTGGCTCAACGCCGCAGACCACAAAGAAGCAAGTTGTCGCAGCACAGGAAGCTCACGAAGCCATTCGCCCTACCCATATGGAACATGTATCTCTCGATGGTGACTGGACACCGTTTGAACTGCGTATCTACAAGCTTATTTGGCAGCGAGCAGTTCAGAGTGTCATGACGCCAGCTCGTTCAGAAGAGCATATTGTCCTCTTCAACGCAGTAGGAGATCCTGGTGAGTTTGTCTGGCAGGCTATTTGGAAGCGGAGTGTATTTGATGGATGGAAGAAGGCTGGTGCGGCAGCTGTTGATCTTGATGAGACCGAAGAAGCCATCACACAAGGCGTAGATACATGGGCAGCTGCTACACAGCTCAAGGAAGGTGCGTCTATTAAGTGGACCACACTTCTCGCCCAACCGCATGATACAAAGCCTACAGGCCGTTTTACAGAGGCCACGCTTGTTCGTGAACTTGAACGGAAGGGAATTGGTCGCCCTAGCACATTTGCGTCGCTTGTTGGGACTGTCTTAGAGAAGGAATATGCGAAGAAGGAGGATAAACCTGCGAGGGAGGTTGAGATGACGAGTTATCATATTGAAAAGCTTAATCAGTGGCCGCCTATTCGTCAGATCCAGAAGAAAAAGGTGGGCGCGGAGAAACAGAAGCTTTCGCCGACTATTCTTGGCGTATCAGTCCATGATTTCTGTATTCGTGAATTCTCACAGCTGTTTGATTATGGCTTTACGAAGAAAATGGAGGACCGTCTGGATTTGGTCGCACAAGGCTCGGAACCCTGGAAGGGTGTGTGTCGTGATACATGGGCATCATATAAGGACAAACTTGGTGAATTGAAGAAAGGTCCATCATTAAAGCCGAGTGAAAAGATGTTTGGAAATGTGAAGGCTGCGCAGACAAAGAAGGGGCCTCTTCTGATGATTGAAGGAGAGCCGACAAAGTTTCTAGGATGGCCAGAGGGTGTTGCGTTTGCTGATATTACGCAAGAGCAGGTCACTGCGTTCTGTGAAGCAAAGACCGATGTGATTGGTACACTTGAAGAGAAGCCTATTATCAAGAAGAAGGGGCCTTACGGCTTCTATCTAGAGTGGGGTTCAACACGTATTCCCTTTGTAGATGACGATACAATTGATACAATTCAGACGAAGCTGCGATCAAAGGGACAGAGTATTCTTCATACACTGGGTCCTTATGAATTTCGTCGCGGTCCATATGGAGTTTATATGATGAAGAAGGGGCCAGTAAAGGGAAAAGCAAAGCCGACGTTTGTGTCTATTCCAGATGGACTGGATCCTCATCTTCTTACAGAAGAGGCGGCTGCGCGTATCTATTTGAATGGTTCGGGTCGTAAAAAGTAGCCTTCTTATTAACGTCGTTGGACATTTGGTGATGGATCTTAAATTTAACGAAGCTCTTCGAGCTTCGTTAAATTTAAGACTCACCTGTAGAGATGGCTCCCATCACATTTCCGGTTTATATACTTTTTTTTGTCATTTTTTGTATTTTAGTTTTTTTTCTTGTTAAAACTCCATCACATAGTTTGAAAAATCCTTTTCCATATTCGTTTCTTTCAACTGAATATATTCCCACTGTAGTTTCTGAAAAAGATAAGAAAACGATTACATGGATTATTCATATGTATCCACCTGTTCATAATGCGGGTGCGGAATGGATGGCGCATTGCATAAATAAATATTTAATTGATAAGGCTGGATTTAAAGTAAATGTAATTGTTCCTTCATTCCCAATTAAATCATTTGAAGGGGTAAATATTATAACATTTAATGAGACTGAAAAGGTAGAAAGAGCGATTACCCATTCTTGTATTTTAGTATCTCACTTAGATTATTCACGCCATGCTGTACTAACAGCGGCTCAAGCAAAAAGACCAATTGCTCTTGTTATGCATAATCACCAACAAGAACCCCTCTTAGAATGGGTGTCTAGTCGTATATCCAGTCAAAATATTCATTTAATTAATAACAGTTCATGGATAAAACAATTATACGGCCATTTACATTATAATTCAATTGTTGTTTATCCTCCTGTTTATTGGAAAGAATATCAGACATCTCCGACAAGTCATCATAAATATGTCACATTAATTAATTTAAATTCAAATAAGGGTGGCAATGTTCTTATACAACTTGCGCAACGTATGCCTGATGTACAGTTTTTAGGTGTAGAGGGTAGTTATGATAATCAGATTAAAAATACAAGTGTAAAAAATATACGTTATATTAAAAATACACCAAATATAAAGGAAGTTTATTCAATTACACAGATATTAATTGTACCCAGCAGAGAAGAGTCTTGGGGGCGTGTAGCAGTAGAAGCAATGTCTTCTGGTATTCCGATTATTGCAAATCCAACACCTGGTCTTAAAGAAGCATGTGGATCTGCTGGACTTTATGCTAATTATGATAATATATCAGAATGGGTTTCTATTATTAGAGAACTACAGTCTAATACATTGTTCTATAAAAAGAAGAGTTCTGAATGTTTTGCACGTGCTCAAGAATTAGATCCCACATACCAACTTTCGAAATTATCACTTTGGTTACAAGAGATTGAATGGAACAAATCGAGTACTGAATTGATTTTATAAGGTCATAAGGTCATAATGTCGCAACGTCGTAACGTCGTAACCTCGTAACCTCGTAACCTCGTAACGTAGTAATCTCGTAAGTTTCGGCCAAGGCCGACCCTTAGGGTGACTTTATTTTATATGCTCACCCTTAACGATAAGACTTTAATTTTGTTAAATTAAAGTCTCACCGCTAAGAAATGGGAGACGCATCTACGCCCAAACCAGATGATCCCGCCAAGCCAAAACGTTTTATGAATGGCTGGAGCAAAGAACAGGATGCTCTTATGGCCGATTGGTCTGATATTGCTGGTTGCTATCGCTGGATGCATGACCGTGCTGAAAAGCAATATACAAGACAAAATATGAGCATGACAATTCCTGTTATTATTCTTTCCACAATTACAGGTACAGCGAGTGTTGGTATTAGTAGTATTGCGGGTGGTGATGAGCAGATACAAAAATATATGAACTTCGGTATCGGCGGTCTGAGTTTAATCGCTGGTATCCTCACAACACTCAATAATTTTCTTAGATATGCGCAGCTCAGTGAATCAAACCGTGTGGCGGCGGTTGCGTGGGGCAAGTTCCAGCGCTTAATTGCGGTCGAACTTGCTCTCAATCCTCTTGAACGTATGGACAGTTTAGATTTTTTGAAGATTTGCCGTGCTGATCTAGATCGTCTAATTGAACAGAGCCCTCCCATTCCTGATAGAGTAATTGCGTCTTTTGAGCATGAATTTAAGGATAATAAGAAGCTGCGCCGCCCAGATATTTGCCACGGTCTTGATCATACAACTGTATTTGACACATCACAAAGCAGACTGAAGAACATGACAGCTGACGCAGCAATGATGCTTCTACAGAAAAAGAAAGCTCTGCGTAAGGAAATTGTTCCTGATCTAGACCGAATGATCGAAAGTGCGGTATCTGCGTCGACTGAACGGATTAAGAAGGAAATAGAAGAAAAGTATTTGAAGGATATGGTCGAATCAATTGTAAAACCTACACATTCAACCCTGTTCAAAGCATCTGAGACTGATTATAGTACATTACTTGAACAGAGGAGAAAAGTGATGGGAGTTGCTAAGCCTCCCACTGACGGTTCTCCTGATGAAAATATATATGTTGATTTCTCGAAGGGAACACCGAGCAAACTATCACCTGCAGCATCAGATCTTCTATCTAGCAGCACACCACCTGAAGGAATTTCTATAGCTGTAGAAGAAGAGAAGAAATAATTCAACGTCACGACGTTACCAGAGCGGCGCAGAGACAACCGCAAATTTCGGCAGCAACTTCTTGAGTGTTGTCGCAACAGCTTCAACAAGAGCAGGCGGTACAGCATTTCCAATCTGTACCACAATCTCTTTCTTATTGCCTTCCATCTTGAAGTCGCTGGGAAATCCCTGGATTTGCTTGAGTTCATCCGCAAGGAGAGTTCGCACAAAAGCACTACCATCTGGCTTTCGTAGCCCAACAAGCAGTCGCGGTTGGTGATCATATGTACAAATAATCGTCTTACTAGGCGCATCCACATTGATAATTTCAGAGTGGATGGGGCTGTCACGTTTCGTACAGCTCAGCAGCTTCTCCCTGCTCTTCAGAACCACGAAAGGGTGTGGTACTCCTGTAGGCTGCGCATCTTGTGAAACAGGGAGTGCATTTAGTTCAAACCCCTCTGGGATTGTATCAAGAGGGTGGGCACCTTCCATTGAATTCGTGATAAATGAGCGCATAACAGGCATAGTCTTCGTTGCGCCGAACGCAGCAACAGATGCCCAGAAACTCGTCGGCTCCAGATTTGTTACACGTGTAGTATCCCAGCCTACAAGCAAGATGCGCTTTCTTTTCTGAGGCACACCAAACCGAACTGCTTCTAGGATCTGGTGGGTGATCTCATAGCCAATTGCGCGAAATGCGTCCTTAATAAGGTCAAGCAAGAGAGGATCTGTATCAAGTGGGCCGGACATCATAGTCGTCAGCCCCACAACATTTTCTCCAATTAAGAAGCGCGGTCTAATTTCTTTGACGGCACGGACGAACTGCCTGAACATTTGATTACGTGGATCCGTCACCTGTTTCTTTCCCGCCCGAGACACACCCTGGCAAGGGAAGCCCGCAAAGACAATATCCGCCTTATTTTTGTACGCCGCGAACTCTTCGTCAGGAACACTTCTGATATCTGAGTTCTTAGATCTCGGCTCAACGATAAGCTTTGCGCCTGGAAAATTTGCGTCGTGTGTCTTGATCGCAGCCTTATTAAATTCATTGTACGCAATAACCTTGAACCCAGAGCGTTCAAGACCAAGAGTATCTCCACCACAACCTGAAAAGAGGGAAATTGCTTGGCGTCGGGAACACATTTTTCTAACCAGCCTGTGCAGTTTCTGCTGCAGTCAAATTTAGATCAGCACTTATAGATATAGTATATAATATATTTAATATCTTTGATGTCTTTTTCAATAACAGTAACTATGCCTGAATTTAAAAATAAAGAAGAGTATGAAAAATATAAAATGTATAAAGAAATGTCAATATGTCGTTACTGTAAGAAAGATGTTTTATCTTACCCACGAGCCAATATAACTGCTAGTTTTGATCGATGGGGATATGAAGGGGTTACACGTATATGTGCGTGTAATGGTATAGATCCTTTAAATAAAGATACTTCAGTAAGAAAGAAATGGGTAGTATATGGTAAAAATGGATGGATAGTTAATGTAACTCCTTTTCATTCGATTGAAAAGGACGCTACCTTTTCCGTTGATAAAAAATACAGATATGCTCTTCATAGAATATGGGATCAAACTATGAACAAAATTCTATTTATAATGATAAATCCTTCAACTGCAACAAAAGATGAGGATGATAAGACAATAAAGAAGATTATGGAAATCAGTGACAAATGGAATTATGGAGGTGTATATGTAGGAAATCTGTACCCCTATTGTTCATCTAAACCCTCGGAACTAAAAAATATTCAAATACCAGATGAAATTTATAAAGAAAATATGAGACATATTCAAGAAATGGTATCTAAATGTAGTCTATTCGTATATGCGTGGGGAACAAAAGGTCCTGATGAACGGCAACAAGAGCCCGAATGGCTAAAAAATATAATTAAGAATGATGTGTATTGTATAAATAAATCTGTAAAAGGTGTTCCAATGCATCCAAATCAATGGGGGCCAAATGTAAAACCTATTCCTGATGAACCAATCTTATTTAGAAGTATTGGTCTTACTTCTTTTCAAGAACTTCCAACCGATCCTGAATGTTCTGGAGCATATTAAAGATAGGTTCAAGAAATGCTACCTTCTCTTGGTCATAGAACCTCGCTAGAGGAAGACTTTTAGAATAGGAATTGCGTTCAATCTGCTTTCTCTTTTCATCGAGTATGTTCTCAAGTGTCTTCAATGGAAATGCTTTTTTCTCTGATACATTTGCTGTCTCAATTCGTTTTTGTTCTTCCAACGCAGCAAGTCTAAGACGCAATAAGTTAAGATCGGAATCAAGTTGAGACATTATTTAACTGAAAATAAAAATAATATTCAATTTTTATTCTTACTTCAGGTCCATGCGAAGATTGCTAATCCCCTGACTACTTCCCCAGCGAAGATGTCCATGAAAGGGATCCATTCCCTCACAGTGAAATTCAAACCGAATATCGAGCCCCTTTTGTAGGATAACACTGTTGATCTTGGACAGTGTGAAGTTTGGATACCATGCGCAGTTAAAGTCACCATCCAGATTTCCGCGAACAGTGAGCCACAATTCCTTCTCATTCAAGACCCCATTTGCGATGGCGAGAACTTCAGTCATAAGCCCACGTGTATCCTCTTCAGTTACCGAAAACGCATCAACGATCTGACGCCGCTCTTCCTCAAGAACTGGGCGTTTCTCGTGGGATCTGTACACTGCTTTCATTTCCTTTCCAAATTCTGTCTTTGGTTCACCTTGTGTCTTACAGTCGAGAGTAAACCACTCTTCAAAGGTGGGAATAGGTGCTTTAATGTTAAACTTATTCTTCAGAACCTCTGACGCAATAAGCTTATCATACCACAACTTCGCATAGATTTTGGTGAATGCGAACTTCTCACAACCACCGTTGTAGAACTGAATTCCAGCCGCCCAAGGCTTCTCGCCCTCTTTAATCGGTGTCATAGTTTTTCCTCCCTTGTGTTCAATCTTCTTCCAGACCGACATCTTAGGAGTAATTTGAACCAGGACCTCAAAGTCATGATGAGTGCCGCGAGAACTTCCAGTGCGCCGCCTCGCACCCACGATCATAATATTTAGCATTCTCTGCGCTGTTTCAATGATCTTTTGCCCACATTCATTTCTAGCGTTGATACCGTCGACAATTTTGCTAATGTCTGCGTCTTCATTTGCGCCAGCATTTGCTTTCGTACGTTCAGCCATTTTCTTAGAAGTCTAAGAAGCAGCAATTGAGTTCAATTTTATACGGTCTAGATAACAAAAATAAGCAGTATAGCATGTGGATAAATGAATTAACGCATGAAAGACCATTTGTGTATTCCAATCAGGATCGAATGACATCATGTTCAGTTTTTGTCCAGCAAAATACGATAGCAAAGAATACGAGACTGCGACAAACCAGATGAGACCTCCTCGAGGTCCTACTTGATAGACATTATAGAGCGCACATATATTGAAATTAACTATCGCAATACAGTCTAATTCAAATAACCACTGCTCACGAGTTCCGTGAAATCCAACTGTTGTAAATGTTAAAAAAAGACAAGACGCAAGATCGTAATTAAATCCAGCAGTATAGGCTATGTAGGAAGGGATAAGATAAGTAAGGCCAGATAATACAAGTATCGGCTCAGGTATTTTATGATCATCGCGCCATGTCATTTATTAGAAGACGTAATTACTTTTTAGACCCATCACAATCCTCTTCATCTTCTGACCAGAAGTCATCAAGGTCAATGATACAGATATCGCACAGAAAGTACCCAACACAATCATTCTCTGCGTGTGAGACTCCACAGCCTGCGCATATACCGAAGGTGTAAAACTCTTCTTGCTTACACTCATAGCAGATAGCCTTATCACCCTCACCACATACTACGCAGCTACAGTCGGGCATTTTGGATACAATCTCAGCGCCGCACCGACACTTCATTTTTTCGTGCGCTAATTAATGGTGAGACGTTACCAAATCAAAGATAAGTTCCTCAAAGTCCAAAGGCGCATCTTCCTCTACTGAAATAATATCTCGCGCCCACGAGCCAATCAAAGGGCTATCCCCACGGTAATCACCACCTCCGCGACCGTTGCCCTCGCATGTTAGCAAAGGGAGAGGGTGGTACTTCATTCCTTCCTCTCCTGCCTTACACGCCATCTTATCCACAAACTGTCTCTTGCTATGATTGACGATGTATCGATACATTGTCGTATCTTTCTCTTGCGGATTGATCATTGTGTACTCATCGCACATTTGGTACAAATTTTTCTCCTTGTCAGGATCAGCATCCGCGTAATCCCCAGCCCATACGATGCGCGACTTGTGGTGTGGGCCATCAGGGCTCAGACCAAACTCAAATGTCGATACGAAATTGTTTCTAAGATACGAGTGCTCCGTCAACTTCAGACCGTTGTTGTAGTTGTGGGCGCACATCCAGACAATAATCTTTCCATCAGCGCTAAGAACAATTGGATAGTAGTACTGTCCCATTTTATCTTTGTATTCTAAAAGTGTAAAGGTTATTTCAATTTTTTTAAGTCTCCCCTTTTAATAGATGGAAATTGCGAAAAGACTTCGTTCAGTTACTAAGGAGGAAGCAATTAAAAGTTACGAG